CTATTGATTGAATTACGAAGTATACCTGTAGAACGGTTTTCGGTATCTGACCATGCAGAATCTACATTAGCAGAGTTCTGTTCAATCTCAGCATTCCAATCCCATGTCCACGGTGAACTTGCATACCAAGGCGAACCCTCAACTGCAGGTTGTCTTGATACACTACCGTAAGTACCTGTACCACCACCAGAACCACCTGACCAATATGCGATAGAACTTATTCTAACTTGGTCGTTTACATCATAGAAATGATTTAGGTTTACTAATGGTTTATGAAAGAAGTTTTCTCTTTCATTTATGATACCAGAATTGTACCTATCAGTAGTTCTTGCACCATACATATACCAATATTGTTGGCCTGTATAACTTGCGTCAACAGGTGCCCAATTTTGGTTGAAGAACCTACCAGCTTCGGTTTCAAACTTCTCACCTTCAGCAAATGCTGTTGGATCGTAGCCATTACCTTCATCATCAAACCCAATATCACCAGCTAACTTTTGTGAGTAAGTAGCAATATTCTGTTTGTATAGGTTCTGTCCATGTCTCTGTGGAGCACCAATCGCATATAACTCAAATCTTTGGTCATCGGATACAGCGTATGAACCACCTAAGTAGTAAGCATAAGCATCTGTCCAAGTTCCATCAATAAGACCATCACCAGTTTTCTTAACCAAAGTTGTGCTAAGAGCTAGTTTGTCTCCCATCATAAGACCTGTGTTATAATTGAGTGTTGTTTTCACAAATCCAGCTGCACCAATCTCTTGTTTCAACTTACCACCCTTTTCAAGAGCAGTAGGATCTGTGATTATGTTCATCGTTCCACCAATAGAAGGTGTAGCTAAATTAACAGCTGACAGGCCTCTTTGCATCTGTATTGAGGAAGTAGCATCACCTACTCCGTCCCAATTAGACCAATAAACCCATCCGTTCTCCATATCATTTTGGGGAACACCATTTATCATCACGGCTACATTTCGTTGGTTGAATCCACGAACATTGATACGAGCATCACCCGCACCACCACCTTGACCAGTAGCATATACCGATGGTGTCATATTCAGAGACATTGGAATATCTTGTGAACCAAGACGAATTTCCATCTCTTCCTTAGTCACCGTTGTATAAGCAACAGGTGTCTTTTCATCAGCACGAGAAGCCAAAACTTCCAACGCTGACATTGCGACTACATCAGTTTCTAAATTGAAACTAACGCTAGACACAATATCCCCAACACTAACTGTTTTAGTTTGGGTTATGTATCCAATGTAAGAGGTAGTTATATCAAAAGTACCTGACCCAGTTTCAATGATGAACTTTCCAGTCTCATCTGTAACTCCGCCGAGTTTAGTACCCTCTACTACAACATTTGCTCCTACAAGTGGTTTCTCTCCTTCACCAACAAATCCCGTTACGGCTTGTCCGAAAACAATACCACACATCATTATTGCTGAAAGAATTAGATTACGATTTCTCATAGTAATCTCCTTGTATTTCATTCATGAAATGACACATTTTTCTACAGGTGTGTCGTCTGCCTGTCCGCTTTTTGTAAGTATGTAAATTTATGAACATATTGTTTGAATCAACTTTTGTGATACTATATAAGGATCACAATTAGAGGCTGGACGCCTATCTTCTAAATAACCTTTACCATCTCTATTAACTTGCCAAGGTATTCTAATGGAAGCTCCTCTATCACTTATTCCATATCTAAATTCTGTAATATCACAAGTTTCATGTTTTCCTGTAAGTCTTTGGTCATTATCTTGACCATAAACATCAATGTGTTCTTGATGATGTACACCCAACTTACCACAAGCCAATATTATTTGGTCAATACCACCATCTTCTCTCATACCTGATGTAGAGAAATTTGTATGACAACCAGCACCATTCCAATCACCTTGAATTGGTTTTGGATGTAGTGAAACTTTTAAATCATGATCTTCACAAATTCTTTCTAATAACCATCTAGCAACCCACAAATCATCACTCATGTGTATTGTACCACCAGTACCGATTTGGTATTCCCATTGGCCTAACATCACTTCTGCATTTGTTCCACAAATACTAATACCAGCTTTTATACAAGCATTTAAATGTTCTCTTGAGATAAATTCACCAATGTTTCTACCACAATAATAATCTCCTTGTGGTGCAGGTTCTTCACCTTGTGGCCAACCCATTGGCCAATCATTTTCAAATAATGTATATTCTTGTTCAAACCCTACCCATTCAGAGCTAACATTTCTCTCTATTAGTGTTTCTTCAAGTAATCTTCTTGTATTAGATTTATGTGGTGTATCATCTACATTATAGACTTCACATAATACTATTGAACTATCTTCTTCCAATGGATTTGGATAAACTCTTACTGGTTTTAATTGGCAATCAGAACTATCTCCATCCGCCTGTTCAGTAGAACTACCATCAAATCCCCATATTGGACTAAAGCTCCATTCAGGTACTTTTAATGGTTTTTTTACAACCATAGTTTTATATCTTATTTGTGTTGGTGTACAACCATCTAACCATAAATATTCTAATTTGTGCATATTAACTCCTAATTTGCATAATCTTGGTCATCATTATCACCAGTTAATGGTGTTATTTCACAAGAATCATTATTACAAAATTTATCTATTTCGGCTTCTTCATTTTTAATCACACCAAAAGATAACTTACCTAACTTCTTTACTTCTTTATTGTAAGTATCTTCATCAATAGCTTCATAAGGCATTTGTTGATAAGCACCATAATCGTGTCTTGGCAATAAACTAATACCTTTTAAATGATATTGATAATAATTTAAACAAGGTGCAATTTGGTCTGCTTCCTTTTCAGGATTAAATGTTACTGTACAACTTACTTGGTTATCCGCCCAATGTCTTTGTAAGAAAGCGGCTAAACTGAATTGTTCCCAAATTGATAGTTCAGCCGCAGTTCTTATACCCTCTCCAACATCAACAGGGACTTCCACAACCATTGTTGTATCTTCTGAACCAAAAGCTGGTTCAGTTTTGTAACCTGCTTTATGTAACGGCTCCAGTAATTCGGAGTGTTTTGATAACCTTACTCTTCTAATATAAAACCGAGACTCTGGATAATGTAATCCAGGAGTCGCTCCTGCAAGTAACGAAACCGTGCCTGATGGCTTTACACTTGTAGTCTTAATTGACTTTGGTACTGCAAACCAATCACTATATTGTTTATCCCATTCTTGTATTGTATCATATCCATTATTTAACCATTCCTTAAATTCATCTAAACCTCTATTGGTAACAAATTGAGCAACACCACTTACACTACATCCAATTCTTCTATTTCTTAACATAACTCTATTTGTATCAGCCCAATGTGTTCTACCCAATGTAACTGTTTTTGCATATAGATATGCATATTTTAGTGTCCTTGCATAATCCTCAAATGATTCATGGTTATTTGGAAATGTTTCTACCAAACAACATAGTTCATAACTCTCTAATGATTGTTCTAAACAAGGATTACCACCCATAACTCTATGGTCTTTATTATCTCCACCATTTTTCATCCTTGAATACTTTCTCATATTTTCTAACCAGGCAAAACCAGGCTCACCATTATCCACAATTCGTTCGGCAGCGGCAGTATAATCCATACCCAATTCAGCGAATATACTATTATTACTTGTCCATCCATAAGTCTCTCTATGTTTGTTTACTTTATAGTTTTTTAAGTCTAAGTACTCTTCCGAATTTGGATCACCGAATACAATCTCTGCTGTTCTTCTAACATTACCAGCCACAACACATTTACCAATCATATTCATTATATCTACAATGGTTGTAATTGTGATTGGTTTTCCTGTATTCTTTTCCAATACCTTTCTTATTTCTTCATGTACTTCTTCTAATGGTTCATAACCACTTGCAACACCACCAAATCCCGCGATTGGTTCACCAGCACCTCGTATCTTTGAATAGTCAAACTCAATTTTAGCTTGACCATGAAAATAACTTTCCAATAACATTCCCAATGATTCTACCCAACCTTCTCTTGTATCAGGTATCTCAAAAGTCTGTACATCTCTATCCTTATCCACACCTTTAACTACTATTTCACCAGCACCTTTTGTATCAAAACCAACACCAACACCCAACATACTAGCATCCATTAAAAAACAAAATGGTTTAGCATAATCATCTTTGAGTGTTTTAGTTGATACAAATGCACAATTATTGAGTGCAGCATATAAACCTTTTTCTTCTGTGATGGCTGTACCCATAGCCCATAACCCACGACCTGGTGGTAAGAACTTCATTGTAAAAATTCTCTCATACATATCTTGTGCTGATGCTTGAGCTTGCCAAGGATTCCAACCCAACTGATGTGAGTCAATCCAATTCTTTTGCATGGTGTAAGTGCCTTCAACAACTCGTTGAACTGTCTCCCACCATCTTTCGTTTTTTCCATTCTCTTTAATTCTTGAATAGGTTCTCATATAAACCAATTCGCCAAGACCATTAAAACCAAATGGTGCCTTCCTTCTTTTATATTTGTTTATAAAATTTTCCGACAACTTAAATTTTTCTTGCAACATATTCTTTCCTTAATTTTGTTTCCATAAATAACTATAATATATATGTGTTTAGAAACACAATATATATATTTTATTCAAGTTTTATGAAAGATTTTCTTTGAAGTTCTATTCAAACCCACCACCATCAAAATCTTTCTTTTTCTGTGCCAATGTTTTTCTAATATATTCATCAGCATTATTCATTTTCCCTTGTGCGTCTTGTCCCCCTTGTGTATTTGTATCATATATTTCTATGGTTCCTGTATTAGTATTAATGGTAGCAGGGAATGTGATACCATCAGGACCAAACCTATTTTTAATTACATGAAACCTACCTGTGTTTGCAATCTTATCTTCTACTTTTCTACTCATACTCATTACAAAGTCTGCCGTCATAACCTTTGAATAATCTTCACTAACTTTTTCAGCACCGATTACATCTTCTTCTAATGCTGACCTATTTGCCTGTGAGGCTGTCCATATTGGAATATCAAACTCACCTGCCATACCTCTTAATTCTTCATACACATGACCAATTTGATGTCTCTTTTCTGTAAACTTAGATGTTGATTTCATAATGTCTGCATAATCTACCAATACCATATCAGGTTTTATACCTTGCATTTCACATTGTTGTAAGTGACCTATCAATGTAGTTACACTAGCGGTTCTTGTTGGGTAGTATTTGATAATCAAATTACCTTTCAACTTACCAATAGCCTTCATTACATCTTCTTTATAATATTGTAAATTACCTGTTGGTTGACCACTAATAATTGTATCGTATCTCAACCCAACATATTGTGCATTTAATTCTAATGTGTAGTATATTACGGTTTTACCTTGTTTGATTGCTTCTGTACCCAAGGCCTGTAATGTCCAACTTTTACCAATACCTGCAGGAGCTACAATAACACCTAACTCACCACCAGCCAAACCACCATCCATCAATTCATTCACACTATCCCATTTTGTAGGTTGTGTTACTCTCGTGGTACTGGATAATCGTTCTTCTAATCCTGTAATATATTCGTGTCCTATATTTCGTTCCACACCAGCATTCATAGCACTATCAATCATAGATTTTATCTCATCATAATTTTGCTGTTCCAATAAATCAACTGCTTGCATGATAGCATTTTTCATCACTTGATTTTTACAAAACTCTAATGATTTCTCTTTAACAAATTCTAAATCTGTAGCTTCTCTATGTGTCCAAACTTGTCTCAATGAATCAATCACACTAGTTTTCAATACATCAGCCTGAACATCATCAATCATTACTTTCAAGGCCTCAATAGTTGGTGGTGATTTATACTTTAAAAAATAATCCTTTATTGATTTGACCAAAAACTTATTCGCATCAGAATCAAAGTAACTAACATCTAATATATCAATAATGGTTGTAGTGTATTTTACATCCATCATCAAACTTACTATCAATTTACTTTGAAATGATGTTCCATATTGTATTAAGGATTCACTCATAACCATTTATCCCATTGTTTCATAGGTTGTTCTACTTTATTAACTCTAGCCTCTGCAATTTCAAAATACTCATCTTCTCTTTCTATTCCAATATAAATTCTATCTAAGGTAACACAAGCCATCGGGGTTGTTCCACTTCCCATAAATGGATCCAATACTACATCACCCTTTCTACTACCTAATGTAACTAAGTAACTCATTAAAGTCAAGGGTTTTACTGTTGGATGTATGTTCTTACCTGGTTGTAATCCTTTTTCTGTAAATGAACCTTTACCAGTATCAGTTCTTGTATCTTTTTGTTTAACTTCAAAATTATCTAAACCATCATTCTTTTCTTTTTTACCAGCCTTAGCAACTCTCAAAAATGGAAATGTAATTTGAACTTCTTTTGGTAATTTATTCAATCTACTATTCCACCAAGCATCTAAACTATAATATCTACTGAAACCACCCTCATCATCATAAGTATTTTCATCACTATAAATTGCCTTTTTCGGTGTGTATAACATTTGGTCAGGATTATCTTTATTATTCTTTGGGCTTCTCTTTACACTTTTTGTAGTAGTTCCATCATTCAATACATCATCACTTACCAATAGGTTGGCGGCAAATCTACCGAGTGGTGATGATTTTAATCTTTCACTTCCCCATCCACTATTATATATATTTTCTCCAGCTTTACTTGTATCCCAACTTCCATTTCCACTCAATCTTTTATCTTCCATACTTAAATCTTGAAATGGTATTCTACAATCATCTAACCAAGTTATACCTTTTTGATTATCAAGTGCTTGGTCTAAATATCCTTTTTGATTCATTGGTTTCATAGCCACAATCACAACCTCTATGGCTGGTTTTGGTTGGTATCCACCATAACTTCCATTTAATTGTTTTGCCTCATCAGATGCTGGTTCTCGTATTTCAATATCATTTGTAGCATTTGTAAGATTTTTTCTATAACCTTGTTCAACTCTTGATTTACTAATAGACTTTTGATAACCAGCAGATTTTTTTCCAACAACCTTACCTTTTAATCCTTTTCTCTTATCAACCATTTTACCAATATTACTGGCCTTTGGGAAACCTGTGGCGTATGTCCAATAGATTGGTGTATATCCAATCTCAAATCCAACATCTTCTAACATCTTTATCATTCTATATTGTACATCACTTCTTGGTGCACTCATTACGAATGCAAATGCACCAGGTTTTAATACTCGTAATGATTCTGCAAATATTTCTTTGGGTGGCAACATCTTATCCCAAGACTTGCCCATAAATCCATAACCATAAGGTGGATCAGTACACAATAAATCTACTGAATTATCATCGAGTTTTTTCAACTCATCAATACTATCCCCTTTGATTAATTTATTTTTTAAAGACGAATATTGGCTCATATTTGTATCCTGCTCCCATAACACTTGATAAGGTTAGTTGTAATGTTTCTTCTTGTTTAAACCCTAAATCATTTGAAATCTTTACGGTTTCTTCTTCTATGAATTTATATTTTGGTGTGTTTGCGATATTAATTAACATATAACCATTTTCTTTTAATCCACTATAACAATTTTCAATCGTTTTTCTTAAAAATCCATTTACCCATTTTGTTTGAGTTGGGTACTTCATAAAACTCTGTGTATCTTCGTGTGCATATTTTTCGGTGTCGAAATACGGTGGGGAAGTAAAACATAAATCGAGTGATTCTTTTTTTGGTTTGAATACTTCACTTCCTTTACAATATATATCAACTTGTTTTCCCAAATAAGCAAAATCTTTTTTCATTTTTAACAAACCATCAAATGTCTTAGTGGATGGTTCAGTACCAATATAATGCTTGGTATTTTTAGCGGATAAAAAACCTAACAATCGGCCACCCCATCCACAAGACATATCCCATATTGTTCCATCTCCACCAAAGTTTTCATATACTACTTTAGCTGCAGTTGGTCTAAAATTACTTACACCCTGTGAACCTTGATATAATTTTAAACATTGTCTAAATCTATTTTCTGTAAATACATTATGACCATATTTAATCTGCCATATCCAAGTCTTTCTAATAATACCTCGTAACATATCATCATCATTAAAATAACCAATAGGTGGCATTTTAGAACTACCACATTGTACATCTACCCAATGAGGAAAATAAGTCCACGCTAATCGTAAGGCATGCATGGTTTGAATTATTTTCTTGTTCATAAAAATACCCTCAACATCAAACCTCTGTAATTTTCTCATGTGGTCGTGTTTCTCATCTTCTCGTATTTTTACATAGGGAAATCCATGCTGGCGATAATATTTGAAAATAATATCAATACCATACTCTATATCAATATCATTTATATTGTGTGTGACTTCGTGATAAGCTGCTTCCAACTCATCTACATTTGTAAATTTTGTTAGTAAATCATAATCAATAATCATTCCAAATTACCATATAAATCTTGCATCTTCTTATCATAGAACTCTTGTTTCTTCTTATTACGATACCGTAATCTAGCTTTGGCTTTAAGTTCTTCCTTATTCCTCATATAGTGTTCCATTTGCCACTTTCGTTGAGCCTCTTTCTTCTCTTCTATTGTAAAATATTTACGCTTTCTTCCCATGTGTTTTCTCCGCCATAAAGTTTAATCGGTTAAACGAAGTACTTAACCAACTATTTAAATTAGGCAATGCTGTATATAATTTATCTTCTAAAAACATCTTTTGAAACTTGTGTTTGATTATCCGTTGTATTGGTTGTTCCATAATGTTTTGAATTTTTAATTTTGAATTACCAGAGATATTTAAATCATCTAAGTCCATTAATAATTTATTCAATTCCAATTGATCTTTAGAATTAACTATTTCATTACATAATTTAAATTTATCTTTCTGTACCGACGCACTCTTTATCAAATCATCTATCGAATGTTTATGTGGTGACGCAAAGAAAGGAAACATTTTTATTAATGTTTTAAATCCAGCACCCTTGATACCAGGTATACCATCAGATTTATCTCCATCTAAAATTCTGTATAATAGGAAGTTTTTAGAATTTATACCATACTCCTCTAAAACCTTTTCTTCATCATACATTTTCTTTTTGGTAGGCGAATAAACACTAATGTTCTTATCTATCAATTGTAAGAAATCTTTATCAGTTGATAATATAGTATTTTTAGACTTACTAAATACATGCTTTGCGGAATATCCAATCACATCATCGGCTTCTATATTAGACATATTCACTACCGTTACAGGTAAACATTCTAAATACTCAACTACTCTATTTAACTGAGCAATCATCATTTTATGTTCATCTTGTCTAGTTAGTGAAACACCATCCGTTCTATTCAAACGAAGTGACATTTTCCTACCAGCCTTATATTCTGGAAATATTTTCCTACGGCGGCTGGACCCACCTTTTCCATCAAATACTATGATGGTTCTAGTAGGTCCTATCATGCGTATAACATAACCTAAAGATTTTAAAAAACCAACTATTCCACCAACATGGATACCATCCTCGTTAGTAGTTGGTATTGCGGTAAACACTCGTATAAAAGTATTTAAACCATCTATCAATAAAACCGAATCATTAGGGGTGCCACCATCAATCTTACCACCTGACTTCTTTATTTCTTCTAAAATAGAAAGATGTCGTTTGTTAATCACCAATAACCTCATCTGTAAATTCTACATCATCAATACCAAGTTTTTCTTTGTATTTTAATATAACTTTATCACAAATGATTCCATAAACATACTTTCGTAGTTCATCATTACCAGTAATCAATTCTTCCCAATCCTTAGACATGAACTTATGGTCTTTACCATCTTCATCAGTTAATGTATACCAAGCACCACCACTTTTAATAAGTTTGTGTTCTTTCAATACAGTTAACCAAGCACCATAATTATCAATACCTCTATCAAAGTACATATCATAGTCGGCGTGTCTTAAAGGTGGTCCCAATCTGTTCTTCACAATTTGAGCCCGACACTTCATACCTAATACATTCTTTTTGGAATCTTTAATCTGCCCCATATTCTTTAAACGAATACGAGTAGATGCGTGAAATGGTAATGCTTTTCCACCACTTGTTGTCCAAGGATCTCCAAACATTACACCGAGTTTTTGTCTAAGTTGATTAGTAAATACTAAGGCTATTTTTTCTCTACCAATCAATTGAGTAATTTTTCTCATTGCTTTTGATATGATGATTGCTTTTGATGTAGCCCAACCATCTTTCTCAAAATCAGCCTCAATCTCTACCTTAGTAGATGCGGCTGCCAGTGAATCAACCATTATTGTTACCAATCGGTCTTTATCACTTTCTCTAACTTTAGTCACTATTTCCTCAATGGCTTCAAATATTTCTTCTACGGTTTCTAAATGTAGATATAACATTTTACTCATATCAACACCCAATACTTCTAAGAAATCTTGTGAAACTGATGTCTCTGTATCTATATAAACAGAGATACCATCTTTCTTTTGAGTTTCTGCAAGTATGTGAGCACCAAGTAAAGATTTACCACTTGATTCTAATCCATTGATTTCTGTAATTCTACCTACGGCAATTCCACCATCTGGTCTATTTGATATAGCCAAATCTAACATAGAACTACCTGTTGATATAAAGTCTTTTATATCAGTTGGTGTAGTATCACTTCCATCTAAGAAGTAAGCAACTTTAGTGTCTTTGAATTTTTTGTTTAAACTGTCGGCTAAAACATTAGCCAAAACATCATTTACTGACATTCCAATCTCCTTATAAATAATGTTTTTGGATAGTTAGGCGTACAAACACAGCCATCTCGTCGCTTAATTCTGTAGGATGCTACCCAAAAACAAGATTTTTTATTTACGAATTAAATAGTTCGTCAAATGCTTCAGAAGTATTTGATACTGTTTTAGCAGAAGCTAATTCTTTAGTAGATACTTGTGAATTAGAATCATCAGAATCAGTACTATCTGGATTCAACCAATCATTCAACACTCCTGTTAAATCATCATAGCTTAGTTCTTGGTAAATCTCACCAATTTCTTGTTGAGCCTTTACCGCCTCCAAAACTTCAGGTTCGTCTGAGATTGCAGTTTGATTTGGCTTAACCCTAATATTAGTTTTTGGGAAACTAGCACCACTTTCTTCAGCAGTGATAAATTCCACAACAACATCACGACCATTTACTGGATCGGTAATGTCACCATAATCTGGGTCAGCAATAATGGAAAGTAGTTCTTGGTAAACTGTTTTACCAAAACCCCAAAACCGTACGCCTTGTCTTTCCTCACCACGAACCACTACTGGTGCAAAGGTTCTCATCTTTGCTTCCAATTTCTTGGCCAGCTGATAATCTTCCTTACTACCAGAACCTTTAAGTTTTTGTGAAAACTCCTCAATTGGGTCTGGACGACCATGTGAGATAGGCGATAAATAAGAACGATTATTTAAGTTATAATGAAAAAACAACTCGATAAACGGGTTATCACGATTGAATTCATAAGGTACAATCCTAATTTGTGTTTTACCAGGTTGAGGTTTCCATAAACTTGATGTTCTGTTGTTTGTGGTTTGTAGTTGAGCGAGACGCTTTTTGATTGCGGATAAGTCCATTTTTCATTCTCCTATGTGTATTATTTATTATTTATTTTTTAATTGTTAATCAAGTATAACCTTGATACTATAATACATATCAACTTGATTCATTAAAAACCATTTTATTTTGCTATTTTGCAAAAAAAAGCGACTCCGTTTTTTTAAGCATGGTAGTAGGTGGATACTAAAAATTGGAGCCGCTTTGAAATCTTCATATATTAATATATATAAAGAAGTTTTCTCAAACTGTAACTTTTTTTTACTTGAATGTAATTGGCAATTTATATCTTACTCTCACTGGTACTCCGTTTTGGATTGGTGGTGAAAATTTCATTTGTCTGACTTTATCTAAGATAACTTCATTGAATGATACATTAAAAGTGTCAACTATTTCAGGTTCTATAACTGTTCCATCTTTATCTATTATGAATTCCACCATTACATTTCCAGTCATATTGGTTTCTTTATATATGTTTTGTCTTACATCATAATAGTTAAGTTGAAATGGTTTTTTTACTTTGGGTTGGTGGCTCTCATTCGCAAATGAGTCTTGGGAGGCCAACACTCCCACTAGCATTAAACAAAAAAGTCGCTTCATTTTTGTTCTCCGTTTGTGGTTTTATTAACTAACCGACCACTCGTGTGTTTTATCCTTATTACCAGTTGGCATATCCGAGTCGGTTTCGCATTATAAATAGAAAACAAGAATAAAAAAAAACTAACATTTTTGTTAGTTTTCAATTAATATTCAACTTCCCAATCATTTACATTTATGATTTTATGAATTTTGGTTTTAATAACATTTAACCCTGAATCATTAGTTAATAACAATGAGTTTTGGTATTCACTCCAATCTACTTGAAATGATTTATCCAACACACCACCATTTTTTGATCGTATAACTTCATTTAAGGCATTGATTGTATACAATGTATTTGTTTGTTTTTTTCTATGTAGTGAAATGGTATCTATAATACCCTCTTGAAAATTTTCTATATACTCTACATTATAAGTACAGATTAACTGATTTGAATCTTCCTTATTGGAAAAGATATATACCTTATCATACAATATTTCATTGCAAGTGATAATGATATTGACTATCTTATCTAATTGGTCTTTCTTTACGAAAGTGCAGAGTAGTTGAGTTTTCATTATGCAATATGCCCGTAATCTTTTAAATATTCTAATGTTACTATCTTAGAACCTTCTATTACAAATGAAAATCCAGTAGAACTATTAGACCTAAATTGTACTTGATTATATTGTACCTTAGAATCTTTCATACCACTTAACATAAAAGTTCCTACTGTAGCATATCCTTTATTTTCTGAAACCATTACAACTAAAGCTGTACCTAAATTCTTAATACTTTTTTTCTTTTCCTCTGAATATTCCTTTCCAGTTTTCAAAAATTTATACGCAGTTCCACTACCAGCTGAATCCAACCCAAAAACTTTATATAAAGGTAATGATGTTCTACCGAAATACATACTTTTTTCCAACTCTATCAATTCGTCAAAAATATCTGCAGCACTCCTTATTTTACCTTTAGAATTTTTTATCAATCTAGTTAAAGCATCAAATGCTCTTATATTCATCATTAACTTTCTAACACCATTTACATTTAGAGACTTTTTTGCTATACGCTTTACACCATATTCACCAGCATTAGAATAATTAATACCAGGACTATTACATATCTTTATTAAAGAAGATAATTTGGAATTAACTTCAGCATATAATTTCTTCTGTGCCTTAGTATTACCAGCTATAACAATTATAGCCTCATTAACACTCTTCAATTGTTTAGCCTCAACCAACTTACCTTCATTCTTTAAATATTGGCTAGCTAATCCCATAATAAAATTATCATTTTCCGTATCTACAACTTTTTTAAAGGATGTAATTTTTGAAAATAATTCAGAAAAGAAAGTTTTTATTTTACCTGCAATTTCAGAAAATTTATCAATTACTTTCTTACCAATACTCTTTACAAATTCTTTTCCCTTATTAAATAAATCTCGTAACCCTTCGTCTAACAATTCTACATCAAAATCTTCCGTAATAAAACTATTTGCCAAAGAATTGTTATCTGCAGCACCAAATTTTGCTGTGAAATCAGCGGTTATTTTTCCTAGTTGAGCACCACCTTCCACTTCTTTTAATGATACTTGATAAAATTTTTCACCAGTTGACAATGTACATAAACCAGTAGATTTATCGAATGTTACTGTTCCTGTTTTCATATTCTCTATAAAAGAAGAAACTGCACTATCCACTATAACACAATCAGCAGTATTATCCTTGCCCCCAACAGTAACTAAGTTTGGATTTATTTGTTCAGCACTATAATAATTAGTTATTTTACCATGTACAATATTCCAATTACCTATACCCAATGATTCTTTAAATTTTTGCATACCACTAGCGATAGCTGCCAATTGAATTAGATTTTGTACAGAAGCAGTATCCAATTTACCAAGAATATCATGATTTGTCCAATCTTTCCCATTACCAAATGTTGACCTAACTTCACTCTTAAACTTACCTAATATTTCAGGTACCTTTTCATCTGCAGTCTTAGAGTTTAATGCATTTAATTTATCTAAATAACCCTTAGCATCCATATACATACCCAATAACGCTGCAGATTCCTTACCCGCTGTATTTAATTTAAACTGATCATTACCAGAAAAATGCTTGAACCAAGAAGAAACTGTACTAGATGTTCCTTTAATATGATATGTATTAGATGAATCTTTTAGATAAAATTCAACACCACTATCGCTTTGAAACACCTCTATCGCATCATCTGTTGGAGCTGCCTTTTCTGCTGGCATATTAATCATTGGAGAACCAGAAGGTAACTTTTTAGTAAATGAAGCTTCACCACTAGATGACCAAGTTACCTGATGTCCAACGGGGTATTTATCAGCATGAATACTTGCTTCACTTAATATTTCACCAACCCGTATGTAAAAATCTACAATATCCCGTTTATTTATTTTAGGTTTATTTATTTTAGAGTTTAAACCCTTAATACCTCTTAAATTACCAATCAACTCACTTTTCTGCTGTAGTGTCCAACCTAAATCATCAAGTACTTCTGCTAGAATTCCCAAATGTTTATTATTTTTAAGATTAGGTTTACCACCATCTACTTTTGCAGATAATTCTAATAAAATTCTTTCAATAATTGTCATACAAATTTCTCCGTAATATCTTCCATTTCATGATAATTCCTACCCATTTTAACTTTTGTAGGATACTTACCACTTCGTTCTAAAATAACCTTTACTTCTTTTAAATAATCCAATTTATCTACTTCTGCATCCCAATCAAACAGAAATGAGTCATAATTGTAAAGTATCATTTTACTACTATACTTTTCTATTTTAGGTAATAACTCACTCAATATCTCAATATTACTTTCTGTTTCCATTAATTGTATCATATAATTAAACAATTTATTTGGATTCATATCAAGTAGGTTTTTCCTATATATCTTCCTATTATAAATATAAGATAATAAGAAATCCGTTGATTTTAGCCGAATAAATTTATCCCACAATGCCATTACATACTTATGCACTTTTCCAAAAAATGGATGGTCTCGCATCTCTGGTGGAACTGTTCCATACATATATTTAAATGTTAATGCCTTACTTTCGTCATAATCCACACCATATAACTTTGCAAAATGTTCATGTACTGAACCCTTTGGAAAATCATACTTCAACTTATTACCAATCAATCGTGGATGATAGGCATCATAATCAAACTCCACTAACCAACCTTTATCAAATCTACTAATGAATTGTTTTCTACTACCATCATTCTTATTTAATGCAGCAAAGTTCATACCACCAAATCTATTACTTGGTCTACCTGTTGATGTGAATGGATTGTACTCTGAATATACCAACTTTTCTGTTGTTTGTAAACCATTTTTTTCAATTTCTTTTAATGTAGATAATATGGTTTGGTCATCATCTGTTTCCAAATAATTTAATAACTCCTTACCAAGTGCTTTGAAATATTCCAAGTGTTTTACCAATGGTACTACATCATTTATATTCTCTTTATCGTAATGTGTTCTATAATAGAAGTTATGAGCATTAGTCAAATATTCGGTTGTGTCAATTGGTTTATTAGTTTTGATATACCTATTCCAATTCAAATCATATTTGTTTGGCGCCACTATCATGGCGTTGTGTTCAATATTTTTCAAATCATATATGGCAATCTTCTCTTTGGTTTCTAACTTCTCACTACAATCAATTACTTTCTCAATATGATTAACAGGTACAATGTATTCATTACCAGTAGGCGATAATACATAATAACAACTAACTCTATTTTCTAATGGATGTTTATTTACATCTGAATATATTTGTAAATACAAAAATGGTGTTTTCTTAACTCCTTCTTTGAGATTCTCAAACTTTTCAATTGTATCAATTACAACTACTTCTCCCAATACAATTTACTCCATATCTCGGTTGTCTTTGGAAATACATCAAACATCAATTCTTTCATTGCTTTAGCATATAATTGTATTTCTATTTGTGAAGTTTTCTCATCTCGTAACTCAATAAAGTTCATCACTGCTTGAAATGATGCTGTCCAATATACCTCGGTGTACTGATTTAATGGTAATATTATTCTTGCCTGTTCCTTCGCCATACCAGATTCTATCATTCTACTATATGCCATACGAACATTTTTCATAAATTCATTATATGTATCATTCATTCTAGCTTGTTGTAAATCATCCAATACACCTTCCGAGGCCTGTTTATTATCATCACTTTGTTTTCTCCAAACCTCTGGATGGTAATAATCCTCTACTGGTACATACCTACCTGAAATCTCATTCCAAGCGTGGTCTTTGGCAGAACTATTTGAAGTAGTCTCAATACCAACCACATGCTTATACCATTGTCTCATTACGAACTCTGGTGCCTTTACATGGAATTGTACTTGTAAATGTCTAAATGGTGAATAGTGTTTATATTTGGCAAGATAACGAACCAATCTTTCATCTGACTTATCAAATTTTGTTTTTCTTTTACCGAATGATACGCGAGCTGAATTAACTACTGTAAGGTCATTACCGAGCGAGTCTACAACCTCGATAAAACCTTTGTCTAATACTTGGGATTTTAACATAACTATAACCTTGATTTATTATAAATATATAACTAATTTCTCAAAATGTAATTTATTTAACTACTTCCCTATTCCTGTTTCAGTTTATCTATTTGTTCTTGGTCATGGTTGCCACCAAAGAACCTCCAGTCTGCAGGATTCCACCACTCAAAAGCATCTAAATCTTCTATTCTTGGTTTATTTTCATCATCACCTTTATTTACCTGTTCTAACCAACCCTTTTGATCAGGTACATCTGTTTCAGTTTGTTGCTCTACCATTATACCATCCATTACAACTTGTGTTAAATCAACCTTCATTACAGATTCAATACCAGTATCCCACCCCTGTAATCCTAAATTATGTGAAACTTTCATTATTTGAAACATACATCTCTTTCTATAATTATCAGGTAGGTAATCAACAGTAAATAAATCAAATAATTTAAGGCCAGCAATACCAGGCATAGTAAATGTTACCTTAACTGGTACTATTGGATCAACAGTTGCCTTTCCAGTCTTGGGATCTATTAGAGTATTATTTATTATACCATTCATAGTTTTAGTATACATATCCATCATTCTACCATGTTTATCATATACAATATTATCAGAAGATCCATCTGGTTTTCTTTCATACCAATAATTTTTTCCATCTGCATCCTGTTGTCTTTTTTCACTAGCAATTAATTGTTCTGTTTCTGCTTTTGATTTTGCAGTATCTTCTACAGGATTTGACATAAAAGTAAGGGCTTTATCATCTATTTGCTTTAAATTATATGAACTATCTCCATCAACACGATCTACATATTCATTTTTTTGAAATGGTGTTAAAATTTTATCAAGAACCTCATCTTTAGAATCTACAGAATTTCCAGTTGTTCCTGGAGAATCCTTTGCGTATGAAGTATTACTTATTGCCATCAATGCCCTCATAGCTAACTCATCAGGACCAGGACCTGAAATATCGAGTCCTGCTGGTTTATTACTATGAAAAGTTGCCATAGTTGCCATTCTTGAAGAATGCTCTACACTTAATTGAAAATTTTTAATTATTGAATGTCTACCATATACTGAAAATTCAAATGCTCCATCAAATTTTTCTTTTCCTGGTTCATCTGTAGATTTTATACCCATATCAACATTGGGATTACAAGTACTTATTGTTGGTGTCCCAGATTGGTATTTATCATACACACCAATTCTAGTATTATCATCTTCATCTGCCCTAACTTCAAAATTCCAAAATCCAGTATATTGTGCACTTACAGTATTCCAATGTGCCATTAAACCACTTTCTAAAGTACTAACACCATCTTTCCATATTTGTTTTAAAAATTCACTACTAAAAACCATATTCCTAATAAAACCATAATCAAAGTCATCTGCTTTAAATTTAAAATTAACAAAATGGTTTTCAATGCCTTCAATACGCTGTCCTAATATTTTATAATCAGTTATCATTTCTGATGCTAATCCCAAATCTTTCATAACATCTTCACCAGGTAACTTAACAGTGGTACCTGGTAAAATTATATCAAGATTTTGTGTAGCAATATTACTATGAAATCTACACCTATTATTAAATTCAAATGTTTGCCCATCAAATTCATAATAATGTTTTGAACGAATATAATTTAATAGTGATGGAGCAAAATCAGGGGTTGGTCCAACTAAACCCTTAGCAACATCATTGGTAAATGAAAAATATGTATTAAGTACTACATCTTCAAACCATCCCCAAGTACAATATCCTTGTACACCATCATGATAACAATCTGGCTTTCCCTTTTTATAGGCAGATAATATATGTTTATCTAGTGTACTAACATAATTTATAAAATTATTATTAGCTTTCTTCATTGCTGTTGCAACATCTTTACCATCTGTAGGTTTTGTTTTATTAGGGGCTTTTGAAGAATCATCTGCGTTTTGAGCAGTAAACACATCATTTGCCATAGCAGTTAATTCCGTAGTACATTCATATTCACCATTTTGACCTACAGTATAACTAAAATTAACAATCTTACCAGTGGTAACATAATAATCACCACCCAATGATGTAATTTTATTTCGCTGTGCTCTATATAATTGTTGTAAACCATTAACAGTATCAAGTTCTGGTTTTTCTGCAAATACGGAAGGAATTGACCAACCAAATTCAACACATACAATTCTACCATGTTTTAATAATGCATTTTGATATTTTGGAAATTGATTTATATCCCACAATTTCCAATTAATAGTAACTCCTTGTACGGAATGTGATTTAAATTGTGTAGAAATACTAGTAATACCACTATGGGGTCTAAATGTCGCGGAAGCATCAGAGGTCATAAAATCATCTTGAGATGCTAAAGGACTATTTGCTGGATTAAATCCACCATTACCAGAAGAATTAAATGCACTTGATAATCTAAACAATTTTCCACTTTCATTATCAGTATCAACAACAGCAGAAATAACTCTAGCCCAACAGGCCTTAGTCAAAACAGCACCCATGGCCTTATTACCATCATCAACTGGTCCTAATGGAGATTTATTTTCAGTTTGTCTATTTATACCACGAATTCGTTCAAATAATTTTTTTTGAATATTTTTATGTATTTGAGTAATTTCAAACATGACTATTTAGGCTCTAACGAGTCTTGTTTAGAATTTATAATATCATGTTCAGCAAAAAAAGTCGATAAATCCATTGGTATGATAAGTTTAGTTCCAGATTCAAATTTAAACTTACCCTTAAACGGTGAATTTGCTCTTGCAATAACCCACCATAACGATTGATCTTCATAAAACCTATTAGCAAGACTCATATATGAATCTTCATCTCTAGTATAATAAACAACATCAGTTTCCTGTCGTTCTACTTTAGGATATTCAGTAGTTCGTAATACACGATTACCATTTGAATCTTTTTTAATTATTGTACTTTTATATCTCATTTTATTATGCCCGTTATAAAGTTTTAGCCCAACCAACATCTACACCCGCACTAGTCCTATCAGGAGAAGATGTGGACCCGTTTTTAGGATCGTTAGTACCAAATGTACCATAATTTCCACTACCAGCACCACTATCTGTTAACCAAGGCACATCATAATGTTTACCTACTGTCTGTGGTAAATATCTACCAACATAAACAAAATTAACACTAACATTGAAAAATTGTGGTATTTGAAATCCCTCGTCAATTTCCCAAGTAGTATTATCTTCTGTCGAAATACTGATATTATCAAAATATCCTGGAGTGTTATTATACAAATCACCAACAGTTAAATAAATATATGGTGCAACTGGCCGTTCTTCTACATCATTTGGTATCATTTTTTTAAATGTAGGATATCCCAACCCCATTAAATAATTCATTTTTTCTTGAATGATTGGTATTTCTTGTTTAGAAAATGCTGCAACTTTAAAAGTTAACCCAACTGTTCTCGAAGTTTTTGTGTAGATATGAACTTCATCAGGTCTACCAATATATGCTTCTTTTGCCCACTCTGGAGTAACAGTATCTGTTATAGCACCTAAATGTGCTGGAAAGATTAACCATTTTCCATTAACTGCATCTCTAATTTTAAATTTTATAAAATCTTTTGGTAATGTGTTGTCTGGAGTACCAACCGCATAACCCAAATCACCAAATTTACCACCATAGGCGACTTGTAATTGATTCGATACTCCTACTGAATATAAACCACCCTCTCCAGTTTTAATCTTGGACTTGCCTAAGTTAAACTCATCTGCTTTTTTCTTATCCGCTACATATCCAGTACCAACTCGTTGATCCCGCATTTGAGTATATCCAAACTCTTCAGTTGCCACATCATTCTCTGGTGTAAAATTTAAACTACCACCTTCAGGAAGAAAATTAAGTTTTTTATCTGTGGAAGAATCTGCTTTAAACACAAAACCACTTTGGCCGTGGCCGCCACCTTCAGTTAATTTATCACCACCTGGACCAGTTGTAGATGGAGCCATTTCTTTACCATCTATACTTCTACCAAAAGCGGTCAAATCTGCATATGTAGTCAATAAATTACCATCATCACCTAAATCTCCACCAAAAGGTCCTTTCATACTCTTATGTTGATGTTTAGGATCTGTCCAAGCTGTTTGAAATAATCCTAAAGCAGATAATGGTCCTGGATCATCATTACTTCCCTCACCATCAACAATTCTTGTTTTTCTTAACTCATCTAATTTATTTTCATCTGGTAATTGAACACCTAAGGCTGCACTTCCCCTACCAAGAATTTTATCAAAAAGACTTTTCTTTTCTACATTAGCTTCTTGGTCTTGTGGTTTTGTTTTTGGATAGGATGGTGGTTCTCTAAAATCTGTAAAATTACCCTTTGTATGTCTTGGTAAATTAACATACGGAATTAATGAACCTAAAGGACCTAATGGATTAAAAATTCTATTTTCACCTCTAGCATTTTGTGCAGTTAGTAAAAATTGATTAGCATTCCACATCAATCCTTTTGCAGTTAAATTCCACTTACCTATTCTAATTACATCTTCTACGGTTCTAACTATTTTAAATGGTAAAATTGTTATAGCACTATCTACTACCCAATCCAAAGAATCATATCTATCCCCAATCTCTTTTATAATGTATGGTGAATCAGAACCAAAAACTCCTTTATTAGCATTACTATCGTAAGTTCCACCTCTTAATCCAGCATTCCCACCAAATTTTATATATTCATCTGTAATTTCATAAGGAGCATCATAAGTGTCTCCATCAATATCTTTAAATTCTTTTTTATCTGGTAGTGCCCCATATGGATGATCTTCACTAAACATTGGAATTAGAGGTTTGTTTGGAACTTTAGAGACATACTCACTTGATTCTTTTGGTTGAACATCACCTTTGTTTATTCCAGGTTCTACTGACTCTTTAGATTTAGCTACTTTTTTATAATCAACATTAAGTATTTTCAAATCTGGTTTTGATTTTATTTTAGGTGGAGAAGTATCTCTTATACCATCATAGTCATCATCTGTTCCCAATACATTAGACTCTATATCACCATATAAACTTGTTTTTCCATCAAATGTTAAATCCCCCATACCAACAAAATCTGAAGTTCCTTTATGTTCTTTACTTATAGTAAATCCTACCGCATGGGTATTGTAAAAATAATCAACACCCGTACTTGAAGTTTTAAAATTAAAATCATTACCACTACCAACTATAAATTCAGTTTTATCTCCAGTTTCTCTTGTAGGTGTAAATCCAGTCGCATTATCCTCACCAAAATACTCATCATGTTTTTGACCTACTTTATTGTAGTTGAAACTTTTTATATCGGTTAACATATCTATTAATGGCATTTTCGTTTCCTATTAATCTTGTTTTAAGTTTTCTGTAGTTTTATTTAATTTTTCTAATGCAGCAAGTATATCTTCTTGAGCTTTCGTATTCATTTCTATTCTTCTTTCGTTTGTTTTATATGCCCTTATCTCATCTCCTGTTACTCCACCAGCCTCTATACCAGTCTTTCTTGAGTCCAATTTTGCTCTATTATTTCTTTGTAGTGCTAATTGTTTTTCTAAATCTGCCTTATTGGATCCTCCAATTGACTTTCCTTCTTTTGCTGCCTTGTTCAATTCTGCCTGTTTTTCCAATCTAACCTTCTCTTCTTCTTTCTTCTTCTTATCCATTGCAGCTTTCATCGCGGCCTGTTCTGCAGCTTTCTTTGCTGCTTGATGTTTAGCCTTATCATCAATATTCTTCTTTTCTTTTTGTATATTTTCCCTTTCCATTTTTGTTAAATTTTCACTGGTTTTATTTGCCATATCTACTGAATCTTTAGAGGCCTTGCTTACATCTCTTGCAATCAAGGCAGCATCTATAGCTACCGACGCTGCAGTTCCTATACCAGGTATTATGGAAGCAGCTCCACTTGCTACCTCCGCTAAAGCACCCAATCCATCACCTTTCATTAATCTACCAGCCGCAAATCCTAATCCAGCAATTAAACCGACACCAGGTATCTTCTTTAATAATGATTTACCAACTCCTTTGGCCATTCCTTTAGCTAATGTCTTACCACCAACTTTTTTTAGAATATTTGCACCAACCTTCTTTACCATTCCTTTACCAGAACTAGCTATTCCCTTAGCTAACCCAAGTCCTTTTCCCGCAACACCTCTAGCAATTCCCATTCCCTTTGAAGCTACTCCACTAGCCATTCCAAGTCCTTTTCCCGCAACACCTCTAGCAATTCCCATTCCCTTTGAAGCTACTCCACTAGCCATTCCAATTCCTGATACAAGTGCTCCTTTACCTTTGCCTAAAACTTTACCAAGTAGACCTTTACCTTTCCCGAGACCTTTCATGATTTTACCGAAACCACCTTGTGCAAGTGTATTAAGAGTTATGGCTGTAACTAAAACATACATTGCAACTTTTAAAGCATTATCAGCAGTTAATAAATTTCTCGTCATCAAAGTACTTTCATCCATAGACTTTTTTAACTTTTCTTCTGAAGTTTTATCTGGTTCTTTCATTTCAATTTTACCACTTGTCATCTTAGCCAATTCGTCTGCACTTACACCAATAGAATCAGCAAGAGCTTGTCTTTGCATAACATTCATTTTTTGGAATTCAGCTGCACCCCCTATTTGATCCATAATACTTTTTGTAGCCCCCTCTAAATCACCACTCAATGCTAATTCTCTAGCCTTATTATAATTTAATTGTTTACCAATTAACATAGAGGCTTCCATCTCGGCTTGTATGGAAGATTCAAAGTTTAATAAAGAATCACTCATCTTTACCAAAGTACCAAGTTCCATTCCTAATTTTTTAGCAGCAACGGCAGCTCTAATCATATTTTTACCACCATCATTTCCATATTTAGCAAAACTTTCAGTATTGGCGGCTATGTCTGCCATAATTGCCCCAGGAGCAACATCATTAGCAATAGCCAATTCAGCACCAAACTTCATAGTATTCAATGCAGCATCCTGCGACTCAGCCCCAAGCCCTTCCATTTGTTTCATTACTTTAGCAGAGGTTTCCATTGAAATATTAAGACCTTTTTCAAATACTCCCATTTGTTTTATAGTAGATTTTTGTACTGATTCCATTGTACCAAATTCACCCACAATAGCACCAACTGCCTTTTGGGAATCATAACCTAATTTTGCAGAATGAGAAAGTCCTGGACCAAATTTATTCCACACTACCGAACTAGCAGTGGTCATCCTCTCCGTCATATCATCTGCCTGTGCTAAACTAGCTCCAGTAGATTCTTGATATGCCTTAGATGCATTGACCATTTTTTCATACAATTTTACTACACCAATCAATGCCGCACCAATTGCCATCCAGGGATTTTTCATCAAGGTTTTCACCATAGCCTTTGCCATAGCAACTGTTTGTTTAGCATTTTCTTTTAAATCACCAGTTATAGATACTAATTTTTTTCTAGCTGCCTCTTCAGATTGTACTGCTCTAGCTGTTTCTTGATTAGTTTCTAATATATCTTGTTCTGTTTGTAAAGTTTCTATTAATGCTTTCTTTTCATCTTCCGTAAGACCAGTAGTATCTGCCTTAATACGCTCTATTTCTTGGGTAATTGACTTACTTTTCGCTTGAGAATTAGCAATATTATAATTAAGCATTGCAGTCTTTTCTTCAGCAGTTGCTATCTTACCTACTGTTTTTAATAACTCCTCTTTTCCATGTACTAGTTTTTTTTCATTTTTAATTAATTTGTTCGTGTCCTTAATATTCTTACGATTCTTAGTTATCTTGGCCTCGATTGCTTTTTTATCTTTACCCCTCGCATGGACTAACTGTTCTTGTAACTTCTTTTCCTCATCCAACAACTCAGCTTGCTTACTATACATATTCCTTAAATTTTCTGCTGCTTCTATTCTTTTCTTATCTATACCAAGTTGATCTTCTTGTAAGAGACGCTTCGTTCTAGCGTCAACTACTGATTGAGCGTCAAGGTCTGCTATTTCTTGTTTTAGTTTCTTTTCTTGTTCTAGATTAGCCAATATACTATCCCAAACCTAATACAGATAGTACTTTTTGTTTAAAACCTTTAGGATTTTGCTTTATACTCTTCATATTCTTTTTGAGTCTAGCCAATTTTCTTGCTTTAAGACGGTCAGGTGCAGATTGACCAATTGCGCCTATTCTTTCTTCAGCATCTTGATTTATTTGGTCAATCAAATCATCAAAAAAGTTATCTAAAAATCCCTCTTGATGTAATTTAATTAATTTAGCCTTAGTAGCTTCTGTCATTGTAATTTTCA